CCGCAGCTGAAAACCTGCCCCTGCTGCGGCGGATACCCGGTGTTTGAGGAGTCCGTTGACGCAGTGGTAAAAGATGTGCAGGAGCCGGTCCGGGTGTTCGTCGGAATCTGCCCGAAGTGCGAAATCCGGACACGGAAGAGCGGCACGCTGAAAGAAACGGTCATCATGTGGCAGCGCCGGGAATACTCGAAGGATTCCATCCTGATGAACAAACGTCCGAAGTATGACTGGATTCACGGCGTGCGGGAACTGAGTCAGAAAATTGTAGACGCAGCGGTCGCGGACGCGATTATGTACGCGCAGCAGAGACAGGAGGACGAGGAAGGCTCGGAGCATTTCCTGTACACGGGTGATCAGCTGGAGGATCTGGAAAGATTCTTCCATAACTCCGTGTTCATGTGGGAGATGCACCCGGACGGAATCATCTCAGACATCCGCAGAATTCTGTACCCGGACCTGCCGCCGGAATGGCGGACTAAAATCCCGCCGCACCTGACGCGGCTGTATGAAGGGAAGAAGGTGGTGGCGGAATGGAAACGTACACAAAAGACGAATTCATAAAGACGGCCATGAAACGCGGGTATGCTTATGAGCATCACGCGCAGATGTATGTTGGGCAGAACCCGAAGACCCTATATACGGAGGAGGATCTGATGGACCTGTACCGGTTCGAGAACCGGGAACCGACATGGGACACGCCGATGTACGGCAAGACCGCGGAAGAACGGATGCAGGAGAAGCGGGATTCGTGGTTATAATTTCATACTCCGGGGGCACTGCTTTTATGATATTATGCTACCGTGGGTTTCATGGGGAGCCTCCTTTCGGAGAGGATGCCGTGTTCGGACGCGGCATCCTTTTGATTTGCTTTTTACGCAAAGAAGGTGATTCAGATTGAAAAAGAGAGAACGCAGAAGCGGATAGACTGGAACGCGATCCGCGCCGAGTACATCGGCGGCGGAACAAGCTATCGAAAGCTGGCTGAAAAATATGGTGTATCGCTGACTGTTCTTAAGACCCGAGCAAAAAGAGAGAACTGGGTTTCGCTTGCGGAAGGGGCGCGACACAAAGCCGACACAAAAGCGACACAGAAAACAGCATCCGTGGCCGCAGATAACGCCGTCATCGCGGCCCGGATCAAGAGCAAGCTGTTGCAGAAGATGGAACGGATCATCGACAGCCTCGCGGAAGAAACAGACGCCACAGAAACCAGAGAACAGACCTTCGACGATGGCGGCAGCTACACAAAGATCCGGCGGCTGCGGGACCTGACCTCCAGCTACAAGGACCTGACCGCTGACCTGCCGCGGGCGGAGGAGGAGAACCGGAACGCGCCGGTGATCGAACTGCTGAAGAAACTCGACCGGGAATGCGGCGTCAAGGAGGAGACATGAGCTTTTTCAGCCCGATGCAGCAGGAGTTCTGGCAGGAGGCTGTCCAGGGCGGACACCGGTGGAACGTGAAAACCGGCGCCACCCGCAGCGGGAAGACCTACCAGGACTATTTCCTGATTCCCCGCCGGCTGCTGGCCGTGGCCGGCAAGGAAGGGCTGAACGTGATCCTGGGAAACACCAGGGAAACCATCCGGCGGAATATCATCCTGCCGATGCAGAACCTTTACGGCATCGGCTGCGTCAGCAACATGCACGCGGACAACAGCGTGACCATGTTCGGAGAACAGGTTTTCTGTCTCGGATGCGAAAACATCAACCGGGTGGACCGGCTGCGGGGCGCCAGCGTGAAATACTGCTACGGCGACGAGGTGACCACCTGGCATCCGGACGTTTTTGAGATGCTGAAAAGCCGCCTGGACAAACCGTATTCCGCCTTCGACGGGACATGCAACCCGGAAGGCCCGGGACACTGGTTCCACCGGTTTCTGCTTTCGGACGCGGACATCTTTCAGCAGGCATATACGATCGACGACAATCCTTTCCTCGCGCCTTCCTTCGTGGAAAACCTGAAACGCGAATATGCGGGGACCGTTTATTATAACCGGTTCATCCTGGGACAGTGGGTGGCCGCGGAAGGCGCCATTTACCGCGCGTTCGCGGACAGGCCGGAAGATTTCATCCTGGACGGGCTGCCGGAGCGAAACGGACGAACCGTGCCGGTCCGGCATGTGGTCATCGGGGTGGACTTCGGCGGCGGGACATCCGCCCACGCGTTCTGCTGCCTGGGGTTTCTGGAGGACGGAAGCCTCATGGTGCTGGACGAATACCGGGAACAGGCCGCGCTGGATCCGATCCGGCTGGAAGAGGATTTCGTCCAGTTCGTGAGCCGGTGCCGGCAGAGGTGGATCATCAGCGATGTGTGGTGCGACAGCGCGGAGAAAACCCTGATCAACGGCCTGCGGACCGCCGCGGCCAGATGCCGCCTGCCTGTCAACATCGGGGAGGCGAGGAAACGGATCATTAATGACCGGATCCGGGCCATGTGCATCCTGATGGGCAGCGGACGGTTCCACATTCTGCGGAAATGCAGGGCCACCATCGACGCGCTGCAGAACGCCGTATGGGACGGAAAATACACGACGGAGGACGTCCGGCTGGATGACGGCACCACGAACATCGACAGCCTGGACGCGATGGAGTACGCCTATGAGCGGGATATCGAAAACCTCATCGAAACATGGGGGAGATAACCAATGCAGTGGATCGAGAAAATCAAGAAATGGGGGCGGAGCCTGATGGAAAGAAGCGCTGCGGCGACGGGCGTCGCCCGGGAATACAAGACGGTCTTTGAGCTGGGAGGCGTGCCGGCCTTCCAGCAGTTCTACAATGACGGGATCTTCATCTGGAAATGGCTGTACAGAGGTTTTTACAAGCCGTGGCACCTGGTCGCGGCCCCGACGATCGCCAAGGAGAACAACAAACGGGAATTGTACCGGATGAACATGGCCAAGGCGATCTGCGCGGAAATGGCCGGGCTTGTCTGGGGCGAGGAATGCGAGATCCGCGTCACCACGGACGGACTGGAAAGCGATGACGAACACCCGGATCCGCTGGGCGCGTATGTGACGCAGGTACTGCGGGACAACGCATTCCGGGAAAAGATGCAGGAAACTATCGAGCAGGGGCTTGCCCTGGGCGGCAGCGCGCTGAAGGTCTGGCAGGAAACCCGGCACGACCGGGAAGGAAACGAGATCCCCGGCAGCGGCAGTCTTCGGATCGGGTACTGCATGGCGGATCAGTTCGTGCCCCTTGCGTGGGACAACGCGAAGGTCACGGAAGGCGTGTTCATCAGCAGAACCGCAAAAGACGGATACTACTACACCCGGCTGGAATGGCACCAGTGGGACGGTATTACCTACGTCATCCGGAACGAGCTGTTCCGCAGCGAAATGCAGAAAGGCATGGCCTCCGGAGAAGCGCAGGACATCCTGGGCGTCCGGTATCCGCTGGAAGTCCTGTATCCCTACCTGGAGCCGGAAACCACGATCCCCGTGGAGGAAAGCCTGTTCAGCTACTGGCGGACGCCGATCTCCAATAACATGGACGATAACAGCCCTCTGGGAATCAGCATGTACGGCAACGCACTGGAGACCCTGCACGCGCTGGACATCTGCTACGACAGCTTTGTACGGGAATTCCGGCTTGGTAAGAAGCGGATTATCGTCCCGGCCCGGGCGGTGCGGCAGGTCGTGGATCCGCAGACCGGACAGGTCCGGCGGTACTTCGATCCCGGAGACGAAACCTACGAAGCGCTGGCCAGCGACGCGCCCGAGGATCTGAAAGTCACGGACAACAGCGTGGAGCTGAGAGTGGAGGAGCATATCTCCGCTATCAATGCGTTTCTCAGCATTCTGTGCCTGCAGGTGGGGTTCTCCGCCGGCACATTCACTTTTGACCAGCACACCGGGCTGAAAACGGCCACGGAGGTCGTCAGCGAGAACAGCAAGACCTACAAGACCATCCGTACCATGCAGAACCAGATCACGCCCGCGCTGGAACATCTGGTGCGGAACATCATCGACGTGGCGATTCTGTACGGCGAACAGTGGGAGGGCCGAAGCGTCGAGCAGCTGGCCGCGCCCGGATATCACGTGCAGGTCATGTTCGACGACGGCGTCACCCAGGACCGGCAGACCAACATTCAGGAAGGTGTGACGCTGGTTGGCGCGGGGCTGCTGAGCAAGTATACCTTCCTGACAGACAAGAAGTACGGACAGGGGCTGACACCGGAAGAGGCGGAGGCGGAACTGGCCAGGATCCGGGAGGAAAGCGCGGGGAGCGTGGACGGGCTGAGCCTGTTCGGAAACATGAGCTGACCGCCTGAAGGGAGGCGGGAGCCATGAGACCGAGATTCCTGGAAGAGATGAGCTGGGCCATGGGCGAGGTGTACGCCGCGGTGGTGGATCGGATCCTGATCAACCTGGCGCACTACTTCCCCTACATCCGGGACGGTGAGGAGCCGAAGGGCAGCTTCGAATATCAGGCGCGGATGCTGGCACAGATGGGCCAGGTCAACCGGGAGACGGCGCAGATTATCCGGAACGGCCTGAAGGACACAGACGCTGCGCTGAAGGATTGTCTGGAGAAGGCAATTCTGGAAGCGCTGGAGAAGGAAGAGCCCGCTTTGCGGAAGGCCGCGGAGAAGGGGCTGCTGCAGGGGGCCGGATTCCTGCCGCCGGAGGTGGGGCCGAGCCAGATGCAGGCTTTCCGGAGCTATTACCGGCAGAGCGCCGATAAGCTGAACCTGGTCAACACCGTGATGCTGGAAAGCACACAGGAGGCTTACCGGGGCACGGTGAGCAGCATTGTGAACCAGGTAAACCGGACGCAGAGCATCCTGAACACCACCACCGGCGAGGTGGTAACCGGAGCCTCGACCTGGAATCAGGCCATGCGGCACGCGGTAGACAGGATGGTGGAGAACGGGCTGACCGGGTTCGTCGATCACGCCGGACACCGGTGGCGGCCGGAAACGTATGCCGCCATGGACATCAAGACCACCATGTTCAACACCGCCCGGGAAGCCGTCATGGAGCGAAACGAGGCATACGGGAACGACCTGTATCAGGTGAGCAGCCACAACGGCGCACGGCCGCTGTGCTATCCATGGCAGGGAAAGGTCATCAGCAAATGCGACTGGTCCGGCGAGGTGGAGGATCTGGACGGAAATAAGGTTCACGTTTACGCCCAGAGCGAAACCAGCTACGGAGAGGCCGCCGGGCTCTTCGGCGTCAACTGCAAACACTATCCCATGGTTTTCATTCCCGGATTTTCCACGCTGAAGGGACAGCCGCAGGATCCGGAGGAAAATGAACAGGCGTACGCGGAGAGTCAGGAACAGCGGAAGCTGGAGCGGGATCTGCGGGAGAAGCGGCTAAAGGTGGAGCAGCTGAAAGCCCAGGGCGCGCCGGAGGAAGAAATCAAAGCCGCGAAGGCCAAAGCAAAGGAAGCCAGCGGGGAGATTGACGACTTCTGCGACCAGACCGGAAGGCACCGCCAGCGCAGCCGGGAATGGACGCCGGTGGACGCGAAGTGGGACGGAGCCGCGAAAGGGCCGTTTGAATACTTTTCTTCGGAACCTCTGAAAAGCCAGCGTAAAACAGACTGGCCGGCCGGTGATGGCGGAATACCTGTGGAAAGGCTGGCTTCAATATCTGAATACGCAAACTCGAAGGGGGTTAATATTGACATTAACACTTTCAAGCGGTTTGAAGGTTCTGAACAAACCGTTATTGAAATGATTGATTCTGTTTCTACTGTCTGCAAAGACTTCCCCTTGCTTTCTGATCCTCGAAAAGGTTTGATTCTGAGCAACAGTTATCTTGAAGATAATACTTTTGCACAGGTTCGAGGAAGAACGCTTTATATCAATAATAACGCATTCAGAAATCGAAAGGCACTGGAAGAAGAATATCAGAGATGTGTTTCTCAGAAGCTGTTTCCTGCTGGAACGACAGCAAAGGGTATTGGATTCCACGAAACCGGGCATCTTGTTCGGGATCTGTACAAACTATCGCTCAGTGAATTAACCGAAGGCATTGATCCGTTGCAGATTTCTCTGTATGCTTATGAACGTGAAAGCGAATGTATTGCTGAAGCATTCAATGCTTTTTACAGCGAGACAAATAATCAAGAGGCATTGACTATTGTTCAAAGGTGTCGTACAATAATCAGCGAGAGGAGGTGACTTTCCCATGAAAACAGCCGAGGCAATTCTTGAGACCATGTACTGGGCCACAAATCCTGAATGGTATATACGTGAAAATGGGAAAGATTTCTTTGATGGCGTAAAAATCAAAGATGACGCTCCTGAAGAAGCAAAGAAGAGTTTCGAAGAGTGGTTGAAACATAAAGATGAATAAGAAACCCGCCAGCTGATGCCGGCGGTTTTTTGATGGAGGAACTGATGGCACGCCCGAAATTTGACATCAAGTTAGACGGTCAAGGAATTGGATCTGTTTTTCGGGACGGGGTGGACATTACGCGCGGCATAGAGAAGATCGTGATCGTGGCCACTCCCCTTGACCCTGCGGAAATCACGCTGACGATAACCTGCGATTCAATTACATTCCAGGAAGGCGAGGAAGGTGCAAAGTCAGATGAAGAAGAAAGAATTAACAGTTGAAGTGCATGCTGAATGGCCGGAGGAAGAACGGCAGGAACTTATGAGCAAGGCAGAAGAGCTTGCCAGGCTGATTGAAAAAGCCAACGCATTGGCTGATGCGCTGGCTTCACGGTTGAAAGAGATTGAGATCAAATTTATTTGACGAAAACATTGATAGCAATCTCTTTTTCACAACATGGACACTTCGGGCAATCGGCTGAAAGTGATACTTCCGAATGACAGTACGGACAATGAACTGTGATCTTCTTCTTTCTTGCCGCGTCTGTTATCTTCTGCTTTAA